GCCCCTCTTACGAGGGGAACGGCATTAACCCAGCCTACCATCGTTTCACGTGTTTTACCGCACGTGGGCGGTGCTGTCCTCTGGTATGGTTCTCCATTGCCATCGGATCACAATGGACGAATTCTGTCGTGTTGATGTCTATGTGTAAAAGCTTTACTACTAACCGGTAACGGTCCGGTCTCCTCTCGAAGGAGACTAGAACACGTTAAAGGCTAGTTCCGGAACTAGACACAAGTATTGACGGCCGTCGGCTGTTTTTATACTCAAGGTCTCAGTCCCTGGATGTAAGGCTTTAGGCATGGGCTACTCCGAGAAAGGCTATGTTTCTTGAACATATCGTTCTGTTCTTAATCACACCTACAGGTGTGCGCACAATGACAAACCTAGGGATAATGTACCTAGTATTAGTTAAAATGCGTACCGGCTGGGGTGATGAGGCGAGCAGATAGGAGTCTCCCCTGTCTAGTGTTTTACTTCTAGACTAAGGGAAAGGACCTAGCTGGTCTAAAACGGAACCCTTTCCGAGGATCAACGTGGTAAGACATCAACCGATGAGGTATCGTTAGAGGAGTCGTTACATTTCTTCCTTAACAGGAAGTCTGTGGTGACGCAAACTGCGATAGTCCTTCTCGGGACATTCACGGCCTGGCCACCCGACTCGGATCTTACGAATCGGGAAAGGCAGGTAGCGAGCTTTCTAAACACAACTGAAATAATTTCAATTATGCTTATACTTACCCGTTCCTTTTCATCATCCTTTGTCCTTCAACAGGATAAGTTCCTTATCAGTGGAACCGAGATGACGCGGGAGCAAATCTTAGCGATTCGCCCTGCTCAAAGAGCAGTTGCGCACTGGCTTGTTCTAGTAGACCGTGATCTATGGGAATCACGACCATACGTGGTCGTGGATCCTTTTAGTCCCACAAGTCTACTTTACTTGAACCAGGCAGACTACCTATCACTAGGTAGAACCTGCGTTTCTAACGATTTGACACTGATGGTCATAGCCACTCCGTCCGTACAGTTTCCAGATCCTGTTGGACTTGTCTCAAGAGACAAGACTTCTTCTCAAAATTCCCCCCTTCCGGTGGGATTTGAGTCGAAGTGGTCAAAGTCATCCCGAGCTAGTTGGAAAACCTTTTTAGACTTTCGTTCGAAGGTCCGAAAAGGTGTTTCTACTGTGCGAGGTTCGACTATGGTCTCCGAGGACCCTAAAACGGTCATACGGACCGTGATGTTGTGGGGGCGTGAGCTCCTACACTACACGGAAGTGAAGAATTCAGGAGGATTCCATGAATTGCTCCACCACGTGGCCCGACATCTCTCGAACCTCATTTTGCATAATGGACAGATGGGCGCAATAAAGCATTTGAAAACTGCTCTATTCGTTCTCTATTCCTATATGTCCGGCAACCCTATCAAATGTAGCGTTGCCATTGGCTGGGGAATCCGACTTACGAATGGTCTTCCTTCATACTGGCCAAGGGCCTTGAGAGACATGATCAGATCTGGTAACCTCCCCGTAATACGGGTTGTTGCTTCGATTCTGAACTTGTATCGAGCGATGGATGCGAAGCACCCGCCGCTCTCTACACTGTCAATCACTGCTCCTCATCCAGTGTTGGAGGGAAACCAAACTTGGGTCGAATACCAGCAATTTGTTTCAGAAATCTTTCCGAAACTCCTTGCTACTCATTTTGAATCTGGCAAGCTGCCTGAATTCAAGTATGAGTCTGCCTTTGGCACACTGATTCGATCGGCTGGAGCCAATTTATCCGGGCCGTCTTCGGCTTCAGCACTATTAGATGCTCAAGCTTGGGCGGCGGCACCCAAGAACCACGTTCTTGAGTGGTTTGCTTCCCATAAGGATCACACCATGGTTCAGTTAATGGAGGCCCTATCTATAGAGCATTGCCTGACGCCGTCGGGCAGTGCCTACCGAGAAGGTTTCCATGACTCTGAGAGTAACCAAATGCCCTACGGGCCGTTGGTTCCTGAGTCCGGTGGGTTAACAGCCAACGGACTCCTTAATGCTGTGAGACTTACGAGAGCAACCGAATTGAGAGGCAATCAACCGATCCTCAGTCGACTACACACAATAGATGAGCCGGCCGGGAAAGTAAGAGTTGTCGCAATCTGTGACTATTGGACCCAAGTTGCTTTAAAGCCGGTGCATGAATTCCTCTTTACCCTCCTCAAGGGACTCGCGTCAAATGATGCGACCTTTGATCAGGATGGAGTCGTTCAGGCATACTTCGAAAGGGACTTAAGTCCCCATTGGAGTTTCGACCTTAAAACAGCAACCGATTCAATCCCTCTTGCACTGTATAAAGCAGTGTTATATCCTCTCCTTCGAGCCGAAGGGGAAGAGCCTGACGTTGTCAGGGAGAGAGTAGATCGGTGGGCTTCAATACTCACAGACCGTGACTTTTACCTCCCGGTAAATGGGGATCAAGAGGTCCCACAGAAGGTCCGATACGGTACCGGACAGCCGATGGGAGCACTGTCTTCCTGGGCGTCAATGGCCTTGGTGCACCATTCACTTGTGCAGTTTGCTCATTATAAAGCAACTTCACGGGTGGAGTGGTACAAGGATTATCTAGTATTAGGAGATGATGTCGACATAGCTACTCTAGAAACGGTTTCGACCGCGTATAGGGAGCTATGTGCAGATTTCTCGATTACCATTGGTATTGCGAAATCGTTACAGTCCAAGCTGAACTGTTTCGAGTTTGCGAACCGAAGGTATATCCCTGCTGGTGACGTCTCACCGTTGTCTTTCCGTGAGGAGCTTGCATGCTCCACATGGACTCAACGTTTAGAATTCGCCAAAAGGATACTCCGAAGACTGGGGAAACCATTGACAGAGGTTCCTGCCTTACTACGTAGGGCAGTCACTTCAGCACAGTGGACAGTTCTTACTCCGGAGATGTCTGGTCGCCGGCCATTGTCGGTAACAAGACTAGTACATTATTGTCTACTTAACCCTCTCCAGACGAAGTCTGCAAGAGAGGAATTAAGTATATCTTCCGTTCTCGACTGGATAACTTACGTTCTTCCAGAAGAGGATATTCCCATAATTAGGAACATCAAGGTTGATAATGTGCTAGCACGAAACCTAAGCCGACGGCTAATAGAACATCTTCGTGAGAAGATTTTCGAAGAGTTTCAGCGCAGGGTTGCAGGGGAGAAGTTGTTCTTATGGATGCACCTGAAAGCGACGAATGACCCGGTTATTAACCAGTTCAAACTATCGCTTGCAGGAACGCAAACATTTGGACAAAATACCCCTTTGGCAAACTCGATTTCCGGCCGTGTCGGCCAGTTACCGAGAGTACCCGCCTGCGCCCGTTCTACCATTGATGCCGGTCTCGATATCATCGACGAGCAAATCCTTGCTCATCGTGGTGCCGGGATGGCTCTCTCATTTGCACCGCCCCTTAGCCCAGTATTTTGGCAATATTTGCGTTTCTCGGTCTGGCAGACCAATGAGCGCATACTTGCTGATTTATTTAAGCTTTGGGACCGTGCAGATGATATGGTGAAACGACTGCCACCGCTGAGCGATCGGATGTTCGAAAGAGATTTCATTGCAGGCCCCGATTTCAAGGGTGTACCGCTCGGTGAGTGGTTACAACTTTGGATCGATGTCTTATCACTGCCAAAAGCAGTGGTACTGGATTTAGAGAAATCCCTCAACTTCAATCTAGACTACAATAGTGCTAGAGAGCAGCTGGATAGGAAATCTCGAGCTCCAGGCATGAAACCTCCCGAAAATCCGGAGACCATTTACGGTCCCTTACTCGAATTGGCCACCACTGTGGCGGAATTCGCGGGTGTCTCAATTCCTAATCTCCCATTCTTCGGCGACGCCAAGAAGGGGAAACAGTGGATCAAGTCCCTCTCTCGAGCCTCTGCTCGACA